CTTAGGGCCGTAACGCTAATCATAAGGGTTAGTGGTACCTGTTCCAGTCTCCATAAGCCCGTCATCTTCAGGTTATAATATAACCGATCGATGACCAGCGGTAGTGTGGTTAACTACTGTGGCGGAACTAATGATGCTGAGATGGCATCATCAATAACTAGCATGACCTAATAGCTTTTCCAACCGGCGAAGCCCTTTTAAGAAGGCTCACACCCTAACCTTAGAGGACATGAGTGCGACTTGTTGATAACCAACATTAACATAAAATTGTGACAAACAACTTCATGAATAATGCCGGTTTCAAAATGGAGTTAAAAAGATGGATTCGACCTCAAGAGGTCTTACCTTTCTTTAGAATTCCAGTCTGGCTCATGGGACTATCACATATGTGGAAACAAGGTTTCCTACCAATGTGCAATAGAATCCAAACATTATGGAAACATAATGGATCCACGTGGTTAGTTCAGTATCTTGCTGAGGTATCCCGTGCTATTGTATGTTGGCTTGGTAATGAATCCTATAAAAGATCTACGATCTTTATAAGCATTACTGGGAAAGGCTTACCCAAATTAATACCATTATCACTTCGTAAATCTATGATAGCTGGAAAGCTACGAGATTCGAGTGAAGGGAAATTAATTATACGAGCTGTATTAACAGTTCTATCAATCTACCGAGTAATGGGTGCTAGACCAGTATTAAAACTGGGTACTATAACCGATCCTTTTAAAGGAATCAGCTGTACTCTACCTCAATATGAGATAGATCTTGCTGTGCACTCATTAGGTTTGAAATCTTTAAGATTACAGCAACCTGATCTCTTTACGATTTCAGAGTCTGCTGGACCTAATTACGCAAAAGCTACATATGGTGCTCCGTTGGATGCAATAGCCTATATCCGTTATCCACTTGTGTGGTATAACTGGGTAAGATATTGCTTATCTAACAGATACTATATGACTGTCCTTTGGCATTTCGGATTGATACTACTTGGAATGGCCCTTTTACCTATCATGGTAATATCGGAGAGTTTCCCTAAATATTTGGGACGTTTAGTTAAACTAAACGAGGCACGAGGAAAAGTTCGTATTATAGCTATTACAGATTGGTGGACACAAATTGTGTTTCATCCTCTCCATAATTCTATAGCGGCAATTTTAAAACAATTACCGATGGACGGAACCTTTAACCAGGTGAAACCATTACGACGGCTTCTCGATTTAAATCGTGCGTCGCACGTGCTTTACTCTTTTGATTTAAGTGCAGCAACTGACAGGTTACCTGTTCAATTGCAAGTCCAAATTCTCAACACTTTAGGTGTTAGAGGTGATTTGTGGCGGGCTATCTTAGATAGACCTTGGCACTTAGATGATTCACCAATTAGGTATTCTGTAGGACAACCAATGGGCTGTTATAGCTCATTTGGGATGTTAGCTCTTACCCACCATCTTATAGTTCAGATAGCGGCTCAGAGAAGTGGTTGTAAATGCATTTTTACAAATTATGCAGTGCTAGGTGATGACATTGTTATTGCCGATGATGCGGTGGCGAAAGCCTACCTTGCAATCATGGAAGTTCTCGGAGTAGACGTAAACCTTGTGAAATCTCATCAAGGGTCTACTGCTGAGTTCGCCAAAAGATGGATACACGGTACCTTAGGGGATTTTACTCCTCTTGGTGCCGGTAATATCTTGGTTACAGTAAGAAACTACAAATATCTACCGTCATTACTTATGGAAATGAGGGAGAAAGGTTACTTTCTTTCCTTATCTAGCGTAAAAGATATATTAGGGTTAATGCCGTTCTTAAAGCGTAAAGCTTCAGACAGATTAAGACTAATATTTATATTGATGATCCTAGGACCATCAGGCCTAAGTACTTGTAGTACCCATTCATCAGGCGAGAGCCTCGAATTATGGTTACGTTCACTAGTACCATGGTATTTTACAAATCTACGAGAGATCGTGCTTGGATCATTTATGATCCGACACATCGAAGACCGTAGTAGTATATACACCAAATGGCAGAAAGATAAACTATACTTTGAAAACAATTGTTTCCGGTATAGCCTCTTAGAATCCAAAAATGGCTTTGCCACTTTTGGGCTGGGACATGGGGGAG